AGCAAATATTCAAATAAACCATTCTAGTAATTGCAAGCTTGAAATAAATAAAGAGGGGACTTTATTAGTTGACCAATTTAAAAAAGACTTACCAGCTACTCAAATAGATGACTATTATCATTCTGTAAATAAAATTGTTAGAATTAGAATACAACAAGCTTTTATTTTACAAAGCTTTAAGTTTAGAAATGATTACAAGCCTAATTCTCAATATGATTTATTTATGAAAGCTTTAGTTAAGTTCAATAAAAATTCAGAGCATGAAGACGAAGCCGATGTAACCGCATCTATGAGTAATTATATTAGAGATAGATTCTTGTTTAATAAAAATTCATTAAATAAGTCAATGTTTAGATAATATGCTGTAAAACATGTTTTATTTGTAAAATTAAGCTAAAACAATTAACTTTGTGAAATTAACACAACTATAATTATGATTCAACTAATAGAGCATAGTAATTATCTTGAAATTGTAGGCTTGCCAAATAGGACTATTAGCGTATCAGTTCCTTACAACAAAGCTCAATTTAATACAGAAGAAAATGAAACCTTTTCGATAGTTTCAACAGAAACCGAACACGGTTATTATTACAATATCGGTAAATATGATAATGTAATTGGTTATACTTCTTTTGTTCAATTGTATAATTATTTAGATGGTTTGTTTAAAGGTGCGGGGACTGTTAATTTATCTGACAGTTCGGGAACTCCAATAAGTCCAGAGAATCCACTACATGTAACAAACGGCTCTAATGAGCTTAGTTCTGATGCGTGGGGAAGACCAAAAAGTATAACAGATAAAACATTATTTAGTGGAATGTTTACGGCTAATGTTCCTGTTTCAATTTGGAAAGAACATTTTAACGATGTTGAGCGAGTACCAACAAATGCAACAAGCTTAAACGGGAAATTAAGCATTTTAGCTGGTAATAACTTTCAAGATGTAACAAAATTAAGTACATTTAGACATTTAAGGTATCAATCAAATAGAGGACATTTGTATAGTACTGCTGGATATATTGTAAACCCAACTTCGTCTATGATTAGAGATTTTGGTTCATTTACAGATGAGTCAGGCGTGTTTTTTAGAGTGAAGTCGGATGGTTTATATGCTGTTGTTGCTACTACCGTAAATGATGTTTATCAAGAAGACGAAAGAGTAATTTATACTACAGCTCAATTATTAACCGAAGGTATAGATTTGAGCAAAGGACATACTTACGATATTCAATTTGAATGGCGTGGTGTTGGTGATTATTTCTTTTACCTTGACTTAAAAAAGGTAAAATCATTTAATTATATCGGAACAAGAACTGAGCTTACAATGTTCAACCCTTCAAATCCTGTATCTTTCAGGTCTATTAATTTCGGTGGTAATGACCCTATGCAGTTTGGATGCGTGGATATTACTTCTGAGGGTGGCGAAGACCCTAAAGGACAATACGGTTCTGTTAGCTTAACGAATGAGTCTGGACAAGTAACAATTTCAGGTTATAATCAACCAATTATAGCAATAAGGTCAAAATTATTATTTGAAGGTAAAACAAATACTAGAGACACATTAGCATTATTAGCTAGTGCTTATTCAGACACTAAGTCAATGTTGAGAGTGTGGTCTACTAGAGATTTTTCAGCCATAACACCAAACGACCAAACGTGGTCAAATTTTGGGGATGGGCATCTGGAATATATAGTTTACGACCAACCAGATGTAACAATACCAATGACTTTTGACACTACAAAGGCTCAACCAGTTGTATTTGGTAGTCGAGTAGGACAGGATGCTACATATGCAACAAGCGCATTATTTGAAGGTAGAACTAACGTACATCTAACCTCTGGAGATATGTTTATATTTACAGTCCATAGAGAAAATGGCGGCACTGCAAACGTTGGTGTAACTTTTGAATTTGCTGAAGAAATTTAAGATATGAGAAAATTAAGAAAATTAATATACAATAATAGAGATAAAGGGAATAGCTTTATATTTTGGCTTATAGCTTCTTATTTGCTATTTTTAGAACATAACAACGGCTTATTTTTAATAGATTTATTCTTTTTACTTTCAATGTTCTTTAGAAAAAAATAACTAAAAAAATGAATATAGATAAATTATTTGAAGCTGAATTATCAATAATTGATATAATTAACGCAATAAAAGATGTTAATGAATATCAAGTGAATGAAAATACTACAAATTGGATAGCTCAATATGATGGTGTTCATAAAATATTAAAAAAACAAGGTAAGTCAACAATTAACGGAGAAGTAGAGCTACAGAAGACTGTAATTAACTACCAAAAATTAATAACAGACTTATCCGTCGCTTTCTTATTTGGCAATCCTATTGATTTAATTTTAAAAAATCCTAATGAATCAAATTCAATCTTGTTTTCTGAATTTAAGCAAATTTGGGAAAGGTCAAAAACAGATGCAACACTTTACAATTTTGCAAAAGATGTATTAATTCAAAGTAGAGCTTCAATAGAGGTTTTAAAAGATGCCGACAAAGTTAATCATACCGTTATTAATGCCTTAAATAGTATTGATTTCTTTATAAATTTTAACGATGAGGGTAAAACAGATGCTTTCGAGCGTACATTTAAAGTAACTGATTACGATATTGCAGCAAAGAAAGTAAAAGAGCGGGTTTATAATGATTTGTTAACTAATGATTTGCGAATTGTAACAGATATTACAGACGACAAAAACCCATTTGAAATAAAAAGAGAAGAAATAAACGGCAAAATGCCAATTATTTACGCTCAAATAAAAGAAGCTGAATTTCAAAGTGTTCAAAATTTAATCGATAGACTAGAAAAGGTAATTTCAAAGAATGCAGATAGTAATGATTACTTTGCAGACCCTCGATTAGTTGTTAATGGTGAGGTTGTTACAAATGAATTGAAGAAAGACACGACAGGTGATATTTTAGAAATTAAAGGAACTTCGGGCGGTGGAAATGCAGAAATAAGTTATCTAGTATGGGATAGGGCTAGTGAAAGTTATAAATTAGAAGTTGAGTTTCTGATTGATAATATCTTTGCAATTTCTTCTACTCCAAAGATTGACTTTAATAATCTTAAAAGCATTGGTAATATTTCAGGCGTTGCGCTTGAATTGATGTTTTTAGCAACTACAATAAAAACCAAAGCGCACATACAAACTACATTTAATGAAGTTGTAACTCGTTTAATTTCAGTAATGAAAAATCAGCTTTCAAATATGCCAACAATAGGTAAAAATTTTAATGAGTTGGAAATTGATTTTACTTTTAATGATGGTATTCCCGTTAATTTAAAAGAAACTATTGAAACTTTAGTATTTGGAGTTAATGGAGGTGTAATGTCAAAAGAAACTGCTTTGGAAAACAACCCATTAGTTGACAATTCAACAAAAGAAGCTGAACAGATACAGACTGAAAATTCTATACAATTTCAATAATGAGTGATATTGAGAAAAAGTACAGAGAAGTAAACTTCAAACAACAGGAGTCGATGGAAAGAAAAATAACTCTATTGATGAATGCAAACGTAAGAAGTTTAGCTAAAGTTATTGCAAACACCAGCAATAAAAACACAAACTACAATAAATCATTAAGCAAGCAATTTACATCTAAAAAAAGAGAGTTGAGAAACGATTTAACCGATTTAATTAAAGAAAATGTTTTTTCAGCTCAAGATTTAGCAGATAAAAAGAATACTCAATTTGTAAAAGAAGTAAAAGAAAGTTTGTAAATAATGTTTAGTTAAAATTAAAGAAGCTGACTATGTGATATAATCGGCTTTTTTGTTTTATAGCTATTTATTTATATATAAAAATATATCTAAACATTTAACATTTTGAAACAAAACACAATTTACTTAACTTTGTAAAAAAAAAGATATGCCAGACAACACAAGTATAGAAATCCAACTACGCAGAATAAGCGAAAAAGTTTGGAACATAACCGACACAGTTTATCAAGATATTGAAATAATGATGAATGCAGGCTTATTTAATGGTATGAGTGCAGAAGAAATAGCACAAACTTTAACTCAATATCTAAAAGACCCGCAAATATTAAGTTTAGAGCAGATTGATAAGTTAGTGCAAGATAGTCAAATAACTAACTTGCAAGCTCAAAAATTACAGGAAAGCTTTTATAGAAAATTACCACAGGGCGTTTATAGAAGTTCAATAGCTAATGCTTTTAGACTTGCAAGAAATGAAATCAATATTGGTTATCATAAAAGGGATTTTGATAATAGACAGAAGCTACCTTTTGTAATTGGTATAGAGGTGTTTTTGAGCGGTCAACACTCTATTAGAATGCCATCTGGGGATATGTGCGACCACTTAAAAGGAAAGTATCCAAAGGATTTTGTTTTTACAGGTTGGCATGTACAATGCTTATGCGGTTCTACTTCGATACTTGCAAATAAAACCCAGTTGAGAGCTTTTTTTAGAGACGAGAAAACCAACTTTAATTATGTTGACAACATACCAAAAAACGCTCAAAATTGGATAGACACCAATGCCGAGCGTATAAATAAAGCTAAAAGTAAGCCTTATTTTATTCAAGATAATAAGATTAAGACTTAATTACCGTAGTAAGTATAAACAAAAATATCGGCATTTCTGTAAGCAAATATCAATACTTTTGCAGTATCGGTTACATATATTAAATCATTCATTTTAATTTATTTTATCAAAACACACTCAACATCACAGCCGACCTTCAAGGCTAACGGTTTACAATTTTCGGATGTTGAGCGTTTTTAAAATTAATTTACACAAAGATAATCATTTTATCAATACGCTTTTTATGTTTAAAAACATACTAAAAACACAAAAACATGCTCAAAAACATGAAAATATATTTGTTTATTTGTAAAATTCATTTTTTAACTTTAAATTTGTAGAAAATAATTAACTAAATATAGTATTAATATGAAAAATCAGATTTTAAACTTTTTGAAAACTAAGTTAACGGGGGTTCAAAATAGTTATCTTGATGGGGTTGCAGAAACTTTTGCCAAAACCATTACGGAAGAAAGTCGAATTGAAACGGTATTAAATGAAAGTGTTTTGAATACTTTGAAATTTTCTGCAAACTTTTCGCAAACAGAAGCCGATAGACGTGTTTCCGATGCGCAAAAAGCATTTGAAGAAAAGTATGCTCAAAATCCAAATCCAGCGGGGGATAATAATCCAACGCCAAAACCAATTGACACAACAAGCGCACAAAATCCTGAAATGAAAGCTATCTTAGAGCAAATGCAACTAATGCAAAAGCAAAATGAAGCTTTACAAAATGGATTTAACCAACTAAGCGGGGTTAATAAAGTTAAATCATTAGAAGAAAAAAGAGCTGAAATGTTCAATACTTATGAAGTACCTGAACATTTACAAAGCGTTTTTTCTGTTAATGAGAGTACCGACTTAACAACGTTGGAAAATCAAATAAAGCAAGTAGCCGAAAGCAACAAAGCTTTTATTCAAAGTCAATTGCAAAACTCAAAACAAACATCTTTCAGTAATCCAAAACCAGTTAATCCAACGGATACTGCAAAATATTCTGACATGATTAATACTATTGATAGTATTTTACCAAAAACTAAATAACTAACAAAATGGCAAAAGATACAATTTGGCAAAAAAAAGAGCCTGTGTTGAAAATGTTAGCAGTTTTTAATGGTTCAGGTTCAATAACAATTGAAAACAACCCCGAAACTTTTAACACTCTTCCTCACGGTTCACCTGTGCAAGCCACCTCGACCCCTAATGTTTTTACATTAATTAAAGGGTTTGAAGCTTATGAAGCTGCAACAACGGCAACTGATATTAAAGTTAAAAAGAACAACTTCTTAGGAGTTGGTGATGCTTTCGCAATTGCAGCAACTGAAATAGTTACAGCGATTGACAGAAGTAATGCCGATTATGATTTGGTGACTTTTGATACAGCTTTAACAGTTGTTGTTGATACTGTTTATTCACAAGTTCCAACGGCTGGCAAAGCTAGTTTGACTTTCGGACAAGCACCAATAAACAACGACGTTGCAACTAAGCAAGCGTTTTGCGCTGTTCTTTCGGAGGGCTTAATTGACACAGATAAATTAATAATTCCAGCTATTTTAGATAATACAGGACTATTAAAAGGTATAACTAACAATGCGATAGTATTTGCATAGTTGGTAAGTTTTAACCAAAAAATCATATAAAAATGTTAAAATCAGTATATGAAAGCGTATTTAAAGACCAGATAGGTTTTGAAATAGCTATTAAAAGATTCGGAGAGCAACCCGAATTGATGGGCGAAGCTTATCGACAGTTTTTCCCAGATAAAAGAATTTTAAGTACAGACTTTTCTGCTGTTGTAGGTGGTAAAAACAAAGTTGTAGCCGCTTCAATTATCGGATGGAATGGTTCTTCTCCATTAACAGGTGACGAAACATTAGATAAAGTTCACATTGATAATCTTGTAATTGCAAGAGGTAAAAGAAGAACAGAGAAGGAGTTGATGGATATTAACTTAGCCAGAACAACAGGTGACAATCAAATCTTAGCACAGGAATTTTATGACGACGTTGCTTTTGCTCGTGGTTCTGTAAATCTTGCTAAATATGCAATGACAGCTCAATTATTAAGTGATGGTAAGGTAACTTATACTAACACTAATAACGAGGGTGGTGCTGATGGTGTTGTTCTTGATTATGGTTTGAAAGCATCACAAAGAGTTGACGCTGGTGTTAGTTGGGCTACTTCTGCAACTGCTAAGCCAATTGATGATATTGAGGCAATCATGGACACAGGAAATGAAAATGGCGATATATACAAATATATGGTAATGTCACGCCAAACTTTCGTTCAAATGTCAAAGACTGCTCAAATGCAAGCTTCTGTTTTAAATGTTCCTTTAACAAAAGGGAAAAGCGGTGAGTTTGCTACTCAAAGAATGGGATTAGAAGACGTTAATGCTTATCTATTAGGCAAAGGACTTCCAATGGTTGTTATTGTTGAGGACAAAGTTAGAATGTCAAAAGCTGACGGCACAAACCAATTAGTCGAGGTTTGGAAAGAAGGTATTGTACACTTTACAGAAGAAGTTGTACAAGGTACGTTTAATTACAACACTCCATTAGAAGAAAGCAATCCTGAATTTTCAAGAAATGCTTATATTTCTAATGTTGATAATGTTACAATCATTCAGTCTTACAATTCAGACCCTATCGTGCAGAAAACAATAGGTAAAAGTATTGGTGCGCCTGCATGGTCAAACTCCGGAAGCGTAATTTTATTAGATGCAACTCCATAATATTAATTAAAAGCTCTCTATCAATTTAGGGAGCTTTTGAACTGTTTTTCAATGACAAATTTAGAAGCTATACTAGGATATTTCAATAAATTGCAAGGTGCTGAATTAATGTTAATTAATCAGGGTTTAGTTGCTAGTGATGTTTATTCTTTATCAAACCAGCAAGCCGTTGAAATTGCAAGCGCTTATTTAAGATTGTCTGCAATTGGCACAGCCGATTTAAAGGAAGGCGAAGCTTCAAAATCTTGGGGAGACGATGACCAATTGAGAGAGTCTGCAAATGCTATTTTTAAAAAATACGGTTTACTTGATGAAATAGTCGAGCCAATTCAAGTTAATTTTATACAAGACCGTTGGTAATGGATGAAATTAGAACATATACAGCGAAATTAATTTGGAATAGTGCTAATACATTAGATTCAAACGGTAATACTATTGAAGGAGTTTTAAATGAAACTGCTTTATTTAAGTGTTCACGAAAGAATAGTACTGCAAATTCTAAACTAACAAGCTCAAATCTTGAAAATAATTCTAGGTTTATGGTTATGTCTGATATTATTTCGACTTTAGATTTAACTTTAGACTATAAAATTGAGTTTGAAAGTGAAGTATTTGAAGTAATTAAGATTAAAAATAGAACTTTCATTAATGATATGATAATTTATGTAAGATAATGAGTCAAATGTCATTAAATTGGAATAAAGCAAACGAGAAAGCAATAAACAAAGCTTTACAAGAAATGGTTAAAGTTAATGAAGAAAAAGCATTCTTTGCGCTTGGTTTAATTGGTGAAAAGGTTTCAAATTTAGCAAGAAAGGACAAGACTTATCAAGACCAGACAGCTAATTTAAGAAACTCAACAGGCTATATTATTGTAACTGATAAAAGTATTCAGGATAAAGAATTTGGAGAAGGTGAAGGTGCTAAAATTGGATTAAAAACAGCAATTGACAATATCACAACCAATAAAGAGGAAATCCAATTAATAGTATTAGCAGGTATGAATTATGCAGAAGAGCTAGAAACCAAAGGATATAAAGTATTAAGTTTTGCAGTTTTAAGTATACCTGAAATGGCTAAAGAAATACAAAATTATTACAATAAATAATGATAATATCAGAATTAACAATAAAAACAGAGCTTTACAGAATTTTAAACAAAGACAGTTTGAAAGCACTTTTGAACGGTGGTTTAATTTACAAAGAAGCACGTCCGACTAATTCAGATAAAAATGATATTGTAATAAACACTAATTTCTTAAAAAACAATAGACAAACAGGTGTTTATAGTGGTGTTGCAAATGTAAATATATACTCAAAAGCTTTAAATAATGGTGCTTGTGACTCTGTTTTTTTAGAATTAGTTTTCAATGAAGTTGTAAATATATTTGAAAATTTAGTTAAAACAGGCGATGGAGCTTATACTTATAATAATCTCAATTTTGATTTAGGAGAAACAGGAACTATTAATGAGTTGGGTAAAAATGAATGGTTTTATTTAAATATACCATTAAACATAAATGATAACAACCAATAAATTTTAAATAAATGTCAAAAAAGAAAAGATTAATAGGCATCCAGCATATTTTTGTTGGTGAAGTTCTTGAGACTGGTTTAATGCCAGATTTAAGTGCAATGACTGAAATTGGAACAATTCTACCTGATTCAGCAAGTATTGCAAAAGAAGACGATACGGTTACCGACCTGAAAGCTCAAGAAACAGGAGAAGTAGATATTTCTATTTTATCTGAATTAGGGGCGCAAAGTGCTGTATTTAATACTAGAGATTTTAATCAAACTAATCTAGTTTTAGCTTTTGGTGGTTCAATGGTTAACGGTAAATGGAATGAACCAGTTGACGCTTTTAGAGGTCGTGAAAAATCAGTTAAAATTATAGGTCGTTCAGTTGATGGGTTGCATTTTGTTGTCGATATGCCAAAAACTAAAATGACTGCAAAAATGATTGGGGAGTTGCCCGAATCAGAATCGGCAAGCATTCAATTTACAATGAAGAAATTAACACCTATAAATGAAACTACAAGTGTTAAGCAATCTCCATTGCAAAAATACTCGCAACCACAAGCACCATCTTTTGGAATTGTAGACGATACTGCAAAAAGCTTTTTGTTTGACTATGTACCATCTTTTGAGGTAGCAACAGAATACGAATACAGTACAGATGGTGGTAGTATTTGGGCAGACGTAACAGTAAATCCAATTACAGGACTAACAGCAACCGCAATAGGTGATTTGCTTGTGAGAGTGAAGGAAGTAATTACAGGTACTGACCAATTTACTAGTGGTTTCGCACTTGCAAATACAGAAGCTATTACATAATTCTAAATTATACTAAACATAAATAAAAGCCAGCTATTTACTTTAATGGTTGGCTTTTCTTAAATAAATAAGATGAGTAAAGAGAAAAAAGCGCAATTTTTCAATCAAAATGCAAAGGTATCAAACAAACCTATTTCAAAAGATAATCCGATAATTGAAAAAAAAGAGCCGCTATATAAAAAAGAACTAGACGATAAAGAAATAGAAAAACAAATCTTAGAATCACTAAACACGAAAGCTACAGAGTTTACTTTTGAAATCCTAAAGCCTAACTTGTGGCAAAAGCTAAGAAAGCAAACTACTAAAACTTTTCATGTTAAAAAGGTTGTATTTTCACAAGTTGCAAAGATGACTAAAATAATGCTCGATATTCCCGAATTGAATTTGGAAAATATGAAAGCTGATGAACAGTTTTTGGAATCTATGAAAATGGCCAGTGAAGAAAATATACTAAAAGTTATGAAAGTAATTTCTATTTTCTTAACGGGCGATATTGACAATAAGACAGTTAATTTTCTTTTTAATAATTTAAGCACAAATGAAAGTATTGAAATTATGTTTAACATTCTAGCACAAAGCAATTATCAAGCTTTTACAGTTACTACTTTGCTCACGAAAGCCAGAACGAGCCTACAGACCTCAGCGAAGTAGTAGAAACTAAAATGTTGAACGTGTATAAGATTATTAACGATGCAACAACAGCATTAAATTACACGGAAAATGAGGTTTTAAATGAAGTCCCCTTTAATTTGTTAATGTTGAGACTATTTACTTATTACGAGGGTTTTAAACCAAAAAAGAAAGAAAGCGAAGGTGTTAACTTAGCTGACTTATAACAAAGATAAAATTATGGCATTTACAGTAAAAGGCGGGTCAATAGTTTGGGATAGTAGAATAAACAACGACAAACTTAAAAAAGATGGTAAAGACACAGGAGGCATCTTAAATAAATTAGGGAAAAGCATTTCAAGTGCTGATATTTTTGCGGGTTTGGGTGTTTCTGCTGCATTAGCTTTTAAGCACGTTGTAGATGTTAATAAAGAATTTGAAAAGAGTCTTTCTTCTTTGCAGTCAATATTAGGACTTACCAAAGATGAAATGACTTTCTTTAAAGATGCATCTGTAGAAATGGGTGCAAATTCTACAAAGACAAGCCAACAAGTTGTTGAGGCTTTCAAATTGATAGGTAGCCAAAAGCCTGAACTTCTACAAAGTAAGGAAGCTTTAAAAGAAGTTACTCAGCAAGCTATTATATTAAGTGAAGCCGCTGAAATTGATGTTCCACAAGCCGCAGCCGCTTTAACTGGTGCTTTAAATCAAATGGGATTAGCGGGAAGTGAGTCAGGACGTGTTATTAATAGTTTAGCTGCAGGTGCTAAATTTGGTGCTTCTGCAATTCCTTTAACCTCCGAAGCTCTTAAAAACTTTGGTTCAGTTGCCAACTCATCAAACGTAACATTAGAGGAGTCAGTTGGTTTAGTTCAAACATTAGCAGAAAAACAAATTTTCGGAGCAGAGGCAGGAACAAATCTAAGAAACATAATTCTTAAACTTAAAAATGCAGGATTGGGGTTTGTTGATGGTCAATTTGACATTAATGCAGCTTTAGAGGAAACTAGAAATAAGTTTGACGCAATACAAGACCCTGTTAAGAGGTCGCAAGAACAAACTAAGTTATTTGGTTTAGAAAGTGCCACGGCTGCAAATATATTACTAGAGAATACAGCGGCTTTTGAAGACTATACAAAAAAAGTAACAGGAACTACCACGGCACTTGAACAACAGCGAATTAATACAGATAATTTGGCTGGTGATATTTCAAGTTTTAACAGTGCAGTTGAAAAGCTTGTTCTTTCTTTCAATGGTTCAGGCGGCTTGAATGAAGCTATAAGAGAGGTTGTTCAATTCGGGACTCAATTAATTAATAGGATTTCAGAAATAGGAGAAAATTTTGATAATACAAGCGGTCAAAGTTCAGCTTTTGCAAGCATATTAACGGATGTTTGGGGAGCTATAAAATTAAGCGTAGAGTTTGCCGTTGCTTTAATTGATAAATTTGCAGAGCTAGGAACGGGTACTGGTTTTGTTTCTGACATTTTTAATGGTTTAGCTACTGTTGTAGGTGGTGTTTTGGGTGTCTTTAAAGACATGACTATAGCCGTTGCCGATTTGTTAGGATTAGATTTAACAGGAAATGTAGTTAATAATGTAGATAAGCTAGGAAGCTCTTTTGGTGGTTTAGGTTTAGAATTTGCCAAAACAGATGACATTGCAAGCCGTTTGCAAAATAATTTATCTAAAATAGCAAAAACAAAACCAGTTGAAAGTCTGGTTAAGGACAAAAAAGAAAGTTCAACAACTGACAAAAAGAAGTCTATTTTTGAAGTTGATATTTCAGAGGAAGAAATTCAAGCGGAATACGACAAAATAAATGAATTAGAATTACAACAGCAAGAAACACAAAAAGAAAATACTAGTAAATTCTATCAAACTCAATTTGAAGCTCAACAGGAATTTGACTTAAACAAATTTATGTTACTTGAAAATGACGCTGAAAAAATAAAAGAATTTGAAGAACAACAGGAAATCGACAGGCTACAAAGAAAGCTAAATTTAGAAACAGGACTAACAGATATACAGAGAAGTGCAATAGAAAGTCGAATTGATTTATTACAAAAAGAAGAAACCGAGCGTAATAAATTTGGTAGTGTTGGTATTGCAGCGGCTCAAAACTTTGCTAATGTAATAGGATCAATAAGTAGGGATTCTAACAAAAGCGCAGAAGAAAACGCAGAAGATAGAAAAGCAGTATTATTAAATGGCTTAACTTCTACTTTAAACGTTGCTTTATCAGAAAGTTTGGCTTTATTATTTGCAGATGCAGTTAAAAAGGGAGGTATATTTGGTTTAGTTGGAGTCCCTTTAATTTTAGGAGGTGCAAAAGCTTTATTCAACACTCTTATACCTAAATTTGCAGAAGGTGGAGTAATACCAGAAGGTCACCCTACAGATAGTTATCACGCTCTTTTGAAGTCTAATGAGGTTGTTAGCAATGGTAGGCAACAAGCTAATTTATTACATAGACTTTCAAATACTCATTTTAGCATGAATGACAGCGTACAATTATCTCAATTAATGAAAAATAGCAATAAGACAAACGAACTGTTAAGAAATCAAAAGAACTCGGTAGTGTATGGCAATAAGTTACTTATAACTAATAGAAATGGTATGCCGACCGACGAGGTTGTATCTTTAAGTTAATTTTCTTAACTTTGTGTTGTTAAACATACTTTAAAAGTTGCAAATGTATAGTTTTAGATATTTAGATAGTACATATATTGAGTTTTTTCCTATTATCGAAGATTTTAAGATAATAAGAGAAAGGGATATTGATAACCCTTTCATTATTAGAACCTCGGCACAGGGTAAACTTAGTGTTAAAGATAGTGCTTTTACTTATTTTGAGAGTTTTAAGGGGACTTCAAATGAGATTGATGGCTATTTTTCTGAAACTATATCAGGAGAAGGTACAGCGCAATATTTATGTAAATATACAGTTTCAAATGAAATTAATTATTCTACAAAAATTTTATCTATATCGGTAACAATTACAGATAATTACTTTAATCTTTTAGATAATCCAGAAAAGAACATAAATACTGAATTTGATATAAGAGCTTTAAATGTTCCTATTCAGAAAATTACAAAAACAGGATTTACTTTTTGGGGTGCTAAACTAAAAGATATTATAACAAAAATAGTCGGAGAGTTAGACGTTTCAGTTATAATAGATTCGACTACTTTCAATTTCTTTGACAATAATAATTATCTATATCCTTTCATTTGTCAAGTAAAAGATAATAATAAAAGTACATTTTCTAGTTTATCAGATTTATTTCAAATAAAATTATCTACAGTTTTAGAGTTTTTGAGTGTAAACTCAGGGATGCAAACGTATTTTTATTTGGATAGCTCTAATAATTTAAGGTTCGGAAACATTAATGATTTGGCTTTTTCTGCTTATTCATTAGATTTAACTAATTTTAATGGGAAAAACTGGGCAGAACAAACACCAGATTTAGTTCAATTTGAAGAAAAACTTTCTTTTATTCAGTATGTTAATAATAATCTAAAATCATATTTTAAAAATGTAAGTTGCGTTTTTAGCAAAAATAAGAAAAACGAAATTATAAATACTTATGATTTTATAACTGATTTAGACCAATCCGAAAATGAAACAAGCGGATTATCAATTATTAATACAAACAAAACAACTGACAATAGAAATATAAATGATTTCTTAAATGTTAGTTTAGACACGTTTACAAGCAGTGGGGCGGGGACTTCGCTAGTCGGGACTAATTCAGGTGGAGGTATTCAGTATGCAGAGCAAAACATTTTAGACCAATTTGCATTGGTGCAAGATTCAGCTTTAGAACTTTCTTGGACTTCAAACACGCCAAGTCCAAACGGATTAGTTGAAATTGCTGACAGCTCGACAGGTACTATATATGCAAGCTTCCCAGTTGATAACGAAAGCGGTGTGTTTATTCCAAGTTCAAACTTAACTGTAAGATGCAGGATTACTCAATCAAATGTAGGCTCTTTTGACATTGATAATCTAATACTTGACAGAGTTAGTTATTTAATTAGAAGTTCTACTATAGATACCATTCTAGTTTGGAATAATGAGTTTGCACCGCAACATATAATTTCTAATTTCGGGGGCAATTATCCAAATTCAGAGGGTATTATTAATGATATTTCAGAAACGGGATTAAGCACGAAGCCCTCAGAAGTAGAAGAAATAGAGTTTGCTTTTACAGGACTTTTGAATACTTTCGTTTTTTCAGATTACATCAAAACAAACATAAGTGAAAAAATGATACCTTATAGAATCGAAAGAAATGTATTAGGTTTAGATGGCAAGGGATTTGATAATTTAATTTTAAAGAAATACGATAATGCAGTAGTACCCTTTGATTACTTCACGTTTACAGGTAGTAATTTTGAAGAGGTTACGGATACTAATATCTTGAACCCAATGAGCGGGATTACAAATGGCGTTATTGAGTTTGAATATAGGACTACAAGTACCACAAAACAGGGTGTTTTTAGCATTACAAACACCCTTGGCGGAGGGATTAATAACTTTGCAGACATAAATATAAATGAAGGCGTCGGTGAGCCTATTAGATTTGCAGCGGCTTTCGATAATGACTTATTATTTAATGTAAATTCACTTGCAGATAACTACTTTCAAGATGGCGAATGGCATACGGTCAAATGTATAATAGATGGTAATAATAATAGATTTATTATTGATGGAAACACTTATCAAGACACACAATTAACGTTTACGACAGGCGACAAAACAACATCCAAGTTTTTCCCCTTAAATAACAATTTCCTTAATTTAGGTAGGCGCAAAGTGTGGGGAGTTGCTCAAGTTTTAGAACAAGCATACTGCACAGGAGATATGCGAAACTTCAAAATAACAAACGTTGCCGAAACCGTAACTTATTACGAATTTTATTAAAAAAGATATAATATATGTATAGTATAGATTTTATAAATGCTAATGAAGAAATGGAATTTGTTAAATTAGAGTATCTTATAGCAAACTATAAAGCTGGAGACCTGATAATGACAGCAACTCAAATACCTTACTTTGCTTTTGATTTTACATTATTGCCTAATTCTACGGTTTGGCTTCAATCTTTAACTTTTAATGAAAGTACAAATGAGTATTCTTTTTCGGATTATAGAGAGCTGACAAATGCAAAATTGAAATCTAATTACTTTGAAGGTTACGAAACTTCTAATATTCAAAAAGGATTTTACAGAATAGCTTTTAAAGACTCTAGTAGTGCGGTTTATAAAATAAGTTACTGTTTATTAAATTATTCTAAATACGCTTTCATTAGTCAAGACTTGCAAGTTTTATTTTCAAATGGCAATCCCATTGATTTTTCAACAAATCCCGCAACTGTGCCAGATTCTGAAAGTTTGCAAAACGCAACAATATCAAAAGCTTATTCTTTAAAAGTCCCAGCTACTGAATATTTAGAAGTGTTTAATGGTGATAATTTACCAACAAATTATTCAATTTTAGTGAATTTAAATTTCACTTATGGTGGTGAATTGACTTTATTTGGACAGCAAGCAAATACTAACGGTTTCTTTACCTCTGTTAATTCTTTACCTCTTTACTGGTCTGGATATATATTAAATGTTGTAGTTGATTTTCAAAATTTATATAGTGGGCAAACTATTTTAATTGCTCTTACTAAAAATGCAAACACTTACAAATGTTTAGTAAACGGAACGGAATATGGGTCTAACGATTCAACTAAGAGCATATTTCTAGGAATGCAATACTATTATAACAGAAGTAGTCAAGCTGAATCTTTAAACAGACATTTGATTATTGATTATGCATTAACACCTGCTGAATTAGCAACTTTAGGCGGTTCTATCCAGGCTCTAGATAACTTTGCTTACGCAAATAAGGCTAATGTTGTTAATTTCATTGCCTGTTCAGAAGGTCATGGTTTGAAAACTTATGATAAAAAGAGCGGAACGGAGTACACTTTGACTAGTGGGTGTGAATATGTATTACGAGATTTAGACTCTTTACATAATTTACAAAGAGGTTTTAGTTTATTTCATGACACTGTAACTCCTTCAAATCTATTAAGAATCCCGTTAGATATGAATGGTAACAGCTTAAATAAAAACCCTTCTGGATATACTCTTGACGAAAATTTAACTCAAAATGGATATGATTTTCTTAATTGTGAATCTATTTTAAATAATACAAACATAGGCAATCCACCTGATTTGAATAATTTTTACGCAACTGAAAAAAGTTTTTCAGATATTGTTTTAGAATCAGAAAATTACATTGAAAAAACAATAACAGGAAATAAAATTAACGATTTAAAAATAATAGAATTATGATAAAGTCAATAGTAGATGGAGTTGAACATTTTCAACTAACTGAAGAGGAAGAAATAAATATAAATAAAAACTCTATTGATGCAATTGCAGATTTAGAGTTGAAAATTGAAGAGTATAAAGGTTTAGTTGAGCAATATAAGGGAGTTTCCTCTAATTATATAGTTCAATTTACAAATATTCAAAATGAACATGCAGAAATGACAACTAAATTTAATGAATTGATGGCAAGAAATGAGGAGTTGCTAAATACAATAAAAGATAACTCACATATAAGTGCTAGTGTAACAATTGAGTAATGGCAAAACTAAAGAAGAAAATAAATTCAAAAGATTATGAATTGATTCTTAATAAAAATGAGATTAAACAAATCGGACTATCTTTAATTCCTGAAATTTCAGAGTTGAAAAATAGAATTAAAAATCTTGAAAATTTAGTTAAGGATAAAGATATTAATAATGATTTTTTAGAATTTAAAAAGCTTAAATCTGAATTTGATTTACTTTCAGAGGAAGTGAAAAGGATAAATGAAAATTCAATTAATTTTGAAGAGGGTTTTAACTTAAATTTAATATTAGATGATAAAGATTAGCTTCTCAGGATTGGACTTTTTCCCAGTTTCAACTTTTACAGATGAAACTAATATTGACTATAGGATGATTCCTATAAACGACTTAATTGTTTCAAATTCAGTACAATGGAATGGAGAGACTTTAAATGTTCAAAATGTTTTTTATGATGCCTTTAAGCTTACTTTTTTAGTTCGTGAAAATAAAAAGAATGGATTTTCAAAAATTGCATATGCTCCAAATATTACAGTTTACAATTCTGAAAATGATAAAACAATAAATGCTAAATTTATAAATGTTGAGTTTTCAAAAATAAATGAAAAACAGGAGTTTTATTTATGTACTTTTGAATTTGCTGACTTATCGACAAAGAATATTCAGAATAATTATAATAATAATACTGCATTAGAATTGTACACAATAAAGTTTAATCCTACGAAAATAGGCACGCAAAGTGAGCATACTTCTAATTTTATCCCGTATCTAGAAATAAACCCGACAAAATCAGTAAAAAATGATTTTAAAGATGAGATTTTGGAGTACAGAAAAAATAAAGTAGGTTGGAACTATTTATTATTCTTAAAAGATTCTGAAATTACAGACTTTTTTAGTAATTTTAATGAAGTCGGGGGGAATATTCAAATGAAAATATTTGATACTTCTGGTGATATAGTTGCATATGTTGATGAAGTAGATATTGAAATTAAAAGATTTGGTCAGGGTTTAAATGAATTGAGATTGAAATTAATTTCTAGCAATGATATATATTTTTCTCAAAATTAGCAAACATTTGCAAAACTAAAATATTTACTTTAAATTTGTATTAATGACTATTCTTAGATTTCCAAATTTCAACATGATAATTAAAGAAATATTAGACTTAATGGAGTTTTTATATTTTCCTTTATTACTATTATTATTGTTTTTATTTATCTCTTTTGCTATTTCGTTTTTCAAATACAAAAAAGCTGAAAAGAAAGATAAAGAGGACTTTAGAAATGAGGTTGCAAACAATTTTCTTGAGCTAAATAAAAATATGAGTATTTTATTAAAATCTAATCAAACAACGCAAAGAAAAGTAACTGATTTAGATTTTAAAATAGAAACAGAGGTTATAAATAACACTTCTTTAAAGGAAAAATTAACAAAAGTAGTTAATAGCATTTATTTAAATGATAACAAGTATCTAAATGCTATATTCTTCGAAAAGGTAATGATAATTGTTAAAGAAGTTGGCAGTTCTTACAAGATTTACAAAGAAAATAAGGATAAAATTGAAACTATAGATATACGAGGGCGTGAGCTTATTATTGAAAAACTAGAAACGATTTTATTAACAGAATCATTATTTGATAAAAGCAGGAAATCAATACTAAATTTAGCAGAAGAAATATTAATTGATTTCAATAGTTTGAGAGCGCAAAGCAAAAAAGATACTAAAATATTGATTGCAAATAGTTTTAAAAACTTTATCGAGCGTGCTTATAATTTATTTTACAATAATAATTCAATTTCAGAAGCAAAAGAAATCGCAAAAACAATAAATAATAATATCAAGAAAGATAACAAGATAGGAATTAATGGTAATAAAAACAGCGCAATAAGTGATTTAAGTGCTGATAATATCACGATTAATTTAAGCAAATAAACATATCTCTATTTTATTTATATATAAAAAGCCGCTTCGATATTTCGGGCGGCTTATGCTTCATAACGCAATATTTAAGTGCATTAAAACGCACTAAATATTTACGTTATGAAGTAATAAAATTATTCTGTCAGTTGTTTAATAAACCTTTCATTTCTTGCTGAAAGTATCTCTATATTGAATTTAATAATATCAATAGGCAGTTCAGAAGAAAGTAATTTATCTATTTCATTCCTGTTTTTATTTATTTGTTCACGCAATTGCATGTTGTCCATAATTTGACTACTCATAACATCAGGCTTAACAACATATTCTTTAACTGAGTTCAATACAGATTCAAGTTCATTTTGCATAGGTTGCCGTTCACCACTACCTGTTTCTATATCCTTTAATCCACCGTCAAAGTATTCTAACACTTCTATTATATTTTTAATTAACTGTTGTCTCATTCGTTTTAGTTTTTAATTCGTTAAAAAATCCGATTGTAAGCCTGTATTCGTTAGCAACAACTAAAATAGTCGCTGTTGCATAGTTTCGTTTTTAAATCGTTTGACAGCATCGTTAAAATAGTCGCTATCAATATCAATTCCTACATATTCAACAAAGCCGAAATAATAAGCAGAAATTGCAGAGCTGGCAGAACCAAAGTTTGTATCAATAATTTTCCATTCTTTTTGAGCTTTCGCAAAATCAAAACAGAAGTCATATAATTTAACAGGTTTTTGTGTAGGGTGTATTTTATTCTTTTCAGCTGTTACAACGTGCTTTGAATAAATCTTTGCAGGCTTTTGAAACGAAGTCCACGCCATTTCGCACATTGCAGATGTAAAATTATAAGGCTGTTTTTTATCCCAAATTATAAACCCCTGTGTCGGTTGTAAATCAAAATAATTACCACCCCAAATAATCTGATTTTTTGAAATACGGAATATTTCAGCAAAAAATAATTCGTTTGGTATTTTTTCGTCCCAATCTTTTTTAGCTTGCTTTTGCCTAAATGAATTTGAAGCAATTCCAATCCCATATTCAGGGTCTAAACAAGCCAAATCAAAGTAATTATCTGGATATTGTGCCATAATTTTCATATTATCGGCACAAATTAACTTTATATTTTTTTTTGTAAATTCCATATTTTTAGATTGATAAATAAAAAAAAAGAGTTGCTAACATTGTACTGGTCGTAATTCAATTTTTTTTCTTTTAAAAAAATTAAACTACGCCAGTACATTGCCGTTATGGGTAATAGTAAAACAACGAAATTAAAACTATACTCACAGTTGTGAAAATATGATAGATATTAAAAAATGGACGTTCCAAATTTCTACAATCCTCTGTAAACATCGCAAAGAAAATACCCATTAAAGGAATGATAAATGCAATATCAAATAATTTAACTCGAAATTTATGTATTTTAAAATATTCAGTGAGCCCATTTTCTTTATGGTATTTGTTATATTTTATTTTTATAGAGCCAAAAAAATGACTTATTTGTAAGTGCCAATAAATTACTCTAAAATTCAATATTTCTTGTAGTTTTTCTTCCATTTTTTTATTTATTTTTTTCAAGTGCAGTTAAATAACAACAGCGTCACTCTCATTTATTAAACCATATTCGCATCGAAAAATATAGTCGACTGTTCTATAATGAGGTTTCAAAATTGCTTTAACAACCTCGAAAATCTCGCCTTTTTTATACCAAAAATCAGATGAAGTTATTTCAATATTATGAATTTCATCATCATAATCTATTATATTACTAACAAAAGGCTGTCTAATTTTCTTTGCCATGATTCAAAATTACAATTTTAAACCTCAATTATTTTAATAAGATAAAGGGCTTCTATTATTTTCTTTTTACGCTTATAGGTTGCTGTTTTGAACCCTTTAACGTCTATTATTTCAATTCTGTTATGATAAACCACTTTAAAATCAGCCTTATAAAATCCTTTTTTTGAGAATGTTCGACCATTCGCAGAGTATTCAATTTTATAATCAAATCTAGGCTGCAATTCGATTTCCAGAACTCTATCATTTAAATTTGCAGCTTTTTTTTGAGCCTTCAACTGCATATAATAAAGAGCCTCTTTTTTTGAGTCGAACTTAATCCCATCTATTATTATTTTCTTTGCGTTGAATTTATTGCTCATTATTTGATTTTAAATAGAGCCATATAAACGGCTCTATGTTGTTAATAATCAGTTAGTTTAAAACGGTAAATCTGATTCGCCTTCGGGAATGTTTTCTTGTTGTTTCGTTTCTGTTTTGGGTTGTTGGCTTGTATTTTCTTCTTTTTTCCCGCCTAACATTTGCATATCTCTTACAACTATTTCAGTAAAATAACGCTTTTGTCCATCTTTTTCAGACATAGTTGTCTTTATACTTCCTTCAATGTAAATTAGACTTCCTTTCTTAATCCACTTCTCAACAACTTCAGCAAGCCCACGCCAAAAAACAAGATTATGCCATTCTGTTTTCTCTACTTTATTACCATCTTTACCCTTATAGCTTTCACTTGTGGCTAGTGGTAATTTCGCAACTGCTATGCCGTTATCTAAATACCTTACCTCTGGGTCTTTGCCTACATTTCCTACTAGGATTACTTTATTTACGCTCATTTTTTTATAAATTTAAAGGGTTACTTTCTTCTTTTTCTTCTTTGATTTTTGGCTTTTTAAAATTTACTGTAAAGCTTAAAGTACTACTTTGTTCAGCTTTATTTATGACTTCTCCAGTTTCTGGATTTACAGTACCATCTTCTGGAATTGCTTGCAAGAATTTTTCTCTTTGCTTAATTTGATTTTTCAATCCTTCCATTTTTTCAACTAAAGAATTATATTGGCTATCTTCGCAATTATCGTAAGTATATTTATTTACATACTTTTGTGTAATTGTATAACCGTCGTAAATCTCTTTTTTATCACTCATTTCGTGAAATAAAGTATCCTTAAATCGTGGGCTTTTAACTATTTCACTCAATAATTTTGTAGTTATATTTATTGTTCTTAAAACTTCATGAGCATTTAAATTTCCATTTTCATATAATTCATTTTCAATTTCATTTTTGAAAATTTCCGAATTATGTAATCCTGAAGGGAGTAAATTAAATACTCCCAATACGCTAATATTTTCCATATCTTAATTATTTAGTTCGTTTTGAGCTTCTTTGTAAGCTTCCTCTTCTGCTTGTTCTTTTTGAATTTCTGCAACTTCTGCGAATATTTCTTTTTCTAATTCAGGACTAATAATGTACTTTCCTTTTGGAGCTTCAATTTCTCTTTTTGTAAGTGCATAGTTCACTACATTATCCCAATTTTCAGAACCCTTAATTAACTCAATTTTCAAATTTTCTGTAATTGCTTTTTTATTCTGTGGTTTTTGCTGAACAGAATCAATATTAATAACTTCGTTTGGCATTTCATCTGTAGTGTAAGGTAAGCCACCTAAAACTTCATTAAAACACATCCTAAAGCCTTGAGAAATAGCAACTTTTTTAGTCATTGTTACGGGTTTTTCAGCCCAAAACTTATTAGGTCTACCTTCTTTTGTACGCTGTACATATTCAGCATAATAAACCTCATGCGTAAATGGGTGCGTAAAATCTTTTCTATAAATAGTAATAACAGCTTTCAACGAACTGTTTGTTACCTTTCCAGTAGTTTCAACTTTCCATCCATCTAAACGTCCTGACATTTCAGCACGTTTAATATAAACCTCGTACCCAACTAATATAGAAAATTTCCTATACTTACCTTGCCCATACGCAGTAATGTAAGCTTCTCTTTTAAATGGGTTCAATTCATTCATTATACAAATTTGAATGAATTGTTTCTTTTCATTCTCTTCAATTCCAGAGAATCCGTACATATCTAAAAAAGACATAATATCTTTTTCTTTTACGGCTAAATTATTATTTGCTTTTTGTATTTCCATATCTCTATTATTTTAAATTCACACAAAACTACTCAAAATTAATCTAAATAACGAGTAGTTTCGTATGTTGTTAAACATATTAATTTAAACAAATTTGCTTTAAATCAATCTTAAAAAATCGAACCCTTTTAAGAATAATCAAGTTGTTTAGTTTGTCTAAATTTAGACTTGTTTTATTTGAAATGCTTGTGTATATCATAGCGTAATTATTTCTGTTTGTAGTTCAAACATATCAATTGAGGTGTGAAAATCAGATGTATATTCATGGAGTAAATTTAAAAACTCAACTGCACTCAAACCAAAATCAGAAGCATTGATTTCGTGAACATTATTTAAATCCAAAGGCATTTTATAGAATTTCAAAATATCTATTTTTTCACCTTTAAACTTTTGAACTAAAATAGAGCCATAGTCCTTAGCTCTTAATTTTTTTACTAAATCGAATGTTGGATAGCAACTTGAGCAAATTTCTACATCTTGAAAGAAATCACTTTCATTTTTATAGCAGTAACATTCCGAACACTCCACTAAGCCTTCATTTTCTGGTGTACTTCTATCTTTCTTCATTTTCTTTGATTTTAGAGTTTCTTATAACTGTTCTAACCTCATTCAAAAAAGCCTTTTCAATTCTTTCCAACAAAAACAACTCTTTAAAATTGAACTCGACTTTATATTTGCTGCTTCTTTTTTGAGTGAATAAAGACCTTTTAACCTCGCAACCAAAAGCGGAAAGCATTTTAATCACATGATGATTCTTTAACTCAAAATAATCATAGAAAGCTAAATCAGATGTTTTAATTAACTTTATTTTACTTTCAAGATAAGTACTAGTCTTATCTTTTAAAGCTTCACCAAAAGCCTCTGATAAGGCTTGAGGTGAAAATTTTATTTGCGGGCTAATCATTAGTTTTTAAATTAATATCATTTGACCACATGAAAAAGTAACTACATTTCCTTTAATAGTGAAATCAAATATTTGCTTTCCATTTCTGTAAAAACTAATTTTATTTGTATGTTTGTCTTTTCTTGAAGTAATCATATCTCTTATTTTTAAATTAAATTAATATCTCATTTTGTTAATACAAATATAAGAAAGTTTAATTTATTAAACAAATATAAAAACATGCTATAAAACATAAAAAGCGCAATGTTTTGAATATTACGCTTTTGAGAGGGGTTTTTGTTTAAGTGTTTAGAATAAAAAAATAATATTATTATTTTCACTTACTTTTTTTCGATAGCTAAATCTTTTTCTATCCATCCAAAAATATCAAAATGCCATTCAAATAACTTTTGAAACATTTGAATCTGACTTGGAATTGCTACGTTAACACCTTTTTTTGTTTTGACAAATCGAAACATTCTAGGCGTATACCCAAAAGTAAAATCAATACGCCATAACTTGAAATAAACAATATAACTATTATACTCTGACCTAATATCATGACTTTGAAAATCGGTTAAGTATCTTTCATCAAAAGTCATTTTCATTAACTCAACAATCGGCACAATCTTTTCCCCGTTGTGAGTTATTTCTTCTGTTAATTGAGATAGGGGTCGTACACTAGGATAGAAATTAGACAAAGGATAGTTATCTCTCGATTCTGTAAAACTCACTCTTAAATCATTATCTATAATTTCACATCCGCATAAATGTAATTTACCTTTTGCAAATTCAAGTTCAGTCCCTAAAAAATTTCTAATTTCTTCTATTTTTATCATAATTATCTATTTTATTTATTAGTTTATTAATTTGACTCAACAACATAGGCATTCTATTAAAATAAACACAAAAATAAATCGCCCTAAGCAAATAAATTCTATCATTGAACGGAATGTATGACTTATTTTCCAACCTACTTAAAATTCGCTCTATATCGCTTTTAACAACGTTAAAAACAGTCATAGAGTTATCAATGTGATTTAAAGCATCAGAATAGCATACAAAACGTTTACCATCTGCTGTTAACCATTCTTGTTTATATTTTATTGGCTTTAGTTTCATTATTTATTAAATACATCTTCTTTAAATTTTAAATACTTTTTTTTTACATCTTATTTCTTAAAAACCTCGATGTTGGTTTTTGTTTTTACTACAATTTCTATACTATCACTAACATTAGTTAGTAACTCTATCGTTTCGTTAACATCTGAGGTGAACACTTTTAAACAGTTATCAAACTCGAACATTGCTAGAAATACAGAATAACCACTCAACAATCTTTCTGCCTCTATTGCTTTTTTTAAATTCAAATAATATTTTTCCATCTCTTTTTTTTTACAAAACTATAAAAAGCAATTCTAAAAATACAATTTAAGCATATGTTAAAGAACACGTTTTAACCGATGTTTTAATTTCTTTAAAGAGTGAAATTTTCCATTTAAATAATACCCTTTATTCCCATTTTTGAAAGTTTGCTTAATTTCACGCTCAGAAATATATTTAAATTTACACAATTTATCTTTAGTTATGAATGATTTTCGATACATAACCTTATTTTTTACTATGTAGTTTTCAAAACCAATTAATTTAAAGATAATCATGATATTGTAGCGTTTTTAGTACAAAGACTATAAATAAAGTACACCGTTAGGCTCAACTAAAACAGCGACAAAACAGCCGTTTCACGTTTGAGCCAGTTAATTGCATTTTGATAATATTCTTTGTCAATTTCGCAAGCTGTCAAAGATAAATTCATTTTATCATACTTATTCATTTTATCAATTGCCAATCCGTGTGAACCACTTCCGAAATGTGTATCTAATATTTTATAATTTTCTTTTGCGTAATTTTTTAATAGCCATTGATATAAATCAATAGGTTTTTGCGTCGGGTGTTGTGTGCCGTCTTTTTTTAATATAGCTCTGTTCTTTGTCCATATTCGTGTTGGACAATCAAAAGAACTATAAGCAAGCTCACAATCTGACATAGTTAAACCGTGCTGAGCTTTATCCCAAATAATCCACCCTTTATGCCCTTCTTTTAAATGTTCTACAAAGTAATTTGCACCCCAAATAATTTGATTTTTTGAAACTCTGAAAAGTTCTGTAAAATATTCAGGCGGTGGTATTTCTTTATCCCATCCTTTTTTTTTATGATTTTTTCTGTCTGATTTTTTACCTTTGATATTCTCTTTTTGTCCGTCAATTCCAATACCATAAGGTGGGTCAACTATTGCTAAATCGAAATGATTATCTGAATATCTTTTCATCAAATCAATATTGCTTTCATTTGTAATTTCTATATTCTCGTTTATTTTCATTTGATAAGTTTGATTAGTAAAAAAAGAGAGCCTAACATGTGCTTGTAGTCAATTTTGCCTGAAAAAGGCAAAACAGCCACAAGCACCACCGTTATGCACAATGATTAATTAAACTGGTCGATTATTGGACAATAATTGTTCTTTATTTAGATACTTACACGTTTCGCATTTAGGATATTCTATTTTATTAGCATTTTTGATGATAAATTCAA